CTGGAATATTTTGTGGAAGAAAAGTATAGCAAGTGGCTTAACGAAACCACCAAGTTTCATACGGCAGTTGATGTGGGCGCGAACATAGGAATATTTACAGAATTTCTTATCAGAAAGAAAATTGCCAAAAAGATAACGGCAATAGAATGCAACGAAAGCGCGCTTAAAGATTTGATTAGAAATTATGAGTTCAACGACAATGTAAAGATCATACCAAAGGCATTAAGTCACAGTAATGATCCTATCACGTTTTACAATTGTCCTGAAAATTCTGTAATCAGCAGTACCATACCACCGTCTCAAATAGCACAGCACCGTGCTGGATTGCTTGGTAGCCAAGAAGTCAAAGTTGATACTGTAACTATAAAGAATCTGGTAGATGATCTTGGACACATAAATTTGCTTAAAATAGATATTGAAGGCGCGGAATATAATCTATTTGATAAACTTGATCCAACACTTGCAGAATATATTGACAATATGTTCATAGAATGTCATTTCTTTGAAGCGGATTATAAAGACAAGTATTATAAGCTATTGGATATTGTTAGGTCTATGGGATATGTTATTGACGAAGCTATTACCAAACCATTAGATCATTATTCCGGGTCAAGCGAGTGCATTTTTGCATACAAAAAATGATAATATTCTTGTATACAGACAAAAACTGCGAATATCAGGCAATATCCTGTATCAAGTCCTTGCTGCCAAGATTAAGAGAACAGGATAAGATATTGTATTATACCATAGGATTTGATTCAAGCTTCGAAACAGACAAGCTGAAAAAGATACGCATATCGTACAAGCCATATCCCACATTTCATTATTACAAAGCGGAATTGTCGCTGATTACATTGGAACTATTTCCGAAAGAGGAACATTTTATGTTCACCGACACGGATGTGCTGTTTTCTCGTAGGTTTAATCCGGCTTTTATTGAACATACACATCATTATCCATTGGCAAGCTTCGGTCCCCACGAATATCCATTCATATATGAAATCATAGACGGCAACCAGATCGTATATAATGAACTTGATTTGATGAAATACTTTGGAGTTCCAAACCGAACTTTAAGATATGTGTGGTCGTGTGTATATTCTTTTAATCATAAATGTAAGGAGTTCTTTGAAGAATATACTTCTATGTGCAAAAACGAATATTTGTTGGCTAGACGCAAGGTATATTTTCCTTTCCACGACGAAACTGCGTTCAATGTTTGCTTGTTTAAACGAAACGCGACAGAAAGTCTTGGATATGCATTTTTAAATACACATAATCCACATTTGGTAAAAGCGGTTGAGACAACCGTAATAAAGGATACTAAATGCGGAATGAACATAGATTCTCTGGGCAATGATTGGGAATATATCCACGATTCTGAAAAAATATTGCTATATCACGGTTTCAAGGACCAAGAGAATATAAACAAAGCATTGGAGCATCTACTATGAAAGTAATCAATATAAATCCTGGTCTTTTGCCTATACCTCCAAATGGATGGGGCGCAGTCGAAAAGATAATTTGGGATTATCACACGCATATGAAATCGCTTGGTATTAATAGCGATATCAAATATTTGGATGAAATTTCTTATGATGATAGCACAATAATACACGTTCACGTTGCTAATTTGGCAAATATGCTCCACGAAAGAAATATACCTTATATATTCAGTATACACGATCATCACGCATATTTGTATGGAAAAGACTCTCCGGTGTTCAAGGAAAATCTAAAGGCCATAGAAAATAGCATTATATCACTGTCTCCTTGCAAATACTTGCTTCCTTATTTTGGTAGCAAGAAACTGCGCTATTTCAGCCACGCTGTGAATACGGATGTGTTTATAAACAAAAATTCTACAAGAAGCGGACTATTATGTGTGGCCAACAATGGATATGCATATGACCAGACAAAAGACAGAAAAGGTTTCAAGATAGCAATTCAGGCTGCGATGGAATTAGATATGCCAATTACAATCGCAGGCCCAACCAATAATAATAAGTTTTTTGATACACTTGAGCCGGAATATAATCAGTATAATAAACTGACCAAGCTGTTTGATTTAGATGAAAAAAATCTGATAGATCTTTATAACAAGAATAAGATATTCCTGCATTTTTCGGAGCTTGAAGCCGGTCATCCTAATCTGACATTGCTTGAGGCTATGTCCTGTGGCTTGCCGGTGGTAGGAACATTTGAAAGCACCAAGTATGATGGTATGAAAGTTACTACCAGAGATTTATCTGATGCGGTGGATGGCATAAGAGAAGTGCTGGCGGACTATGACAGCTATCAGACTGCCGCATTAGATAACGCCAACAAAAATTCATACAAGAACAGAGTAATTGAACTTGCTGACATATACAGTGAATATAGAGAAGCTATATTTGGAAACAAGCTGATAGAATCTTACAATATTTGCGAGAAGAATATAAAAGAACCTGAAAACAAAGTTGCAATTACATTCATCGATGGACCTAAAGTTGAAATACTTGGTCCATTACCAAAAAAATATAAAGTAAAATTCATCAATAGTGACACAAATGCTTTGGTGTACGAATCTATACTTGGCAACAATATGTGGGCGTCTTCTAATATCAAATATTTTGTACGATGGAAGATAGAAATATATGAGATAGATGACAAAAATATAGAGACGATGGCCGCTTCATATGTATTTGATGCTAAGAATGCCGAAGTAAAAGTTGTATTTGACACAGAGAGCGTTGGAGATCTGTTGGCTTTCATCGGTGCCGCCGAAGAGTTTAGAAAAGTTCATAACTGTAAGATGAATTGTGTGGTATTTTCTAAAGTTATGCGCGAAATATTTCAAGACAGCTATCCAGAAATTAATTTCCTACCAGTTGATGGCGATAATCATTTGTATTATGCAGTATATCGTATGGGATATTTTGAAGATTGGAAAAACTATATGCGAAATAGTCCACAGCGTATATCACTGGCACATCTGTCGGCACATATACTTGGATTGGGTGATGTTGAATACAAACCATACATAAAGTTTGATAAAAAGAAAACAAGTAACAAAAAATACGTTTGCATATTCACTCAAAGCACGGCGCAGGCAAAGTATTGGAATAACCCAGATGGTTGGAACACAGTGGTGAAATATCTAAAATCAAAAGGTTATGAAGTATGGTGCTTGGATAAAGACGAAGTATATGGCAATGGCAACAATATGAATCGTATACCAGTCGGCGTGATAAACAAGACAGGAAATCACAGCTTATCTGAGCGTATGAACCAGATATACAATTCTGAATTTTGTATTGGACTAAGTTCCGGTTTATCTTGGCTTGCTTGGGCAGTTGGTAAGCCGGTGGTACTTATTAGTGGATTTACAGAAGCTTTCAATGAATTCTATAATCCGTATCGCGTTATAAACACAAATGTATGCAATGGATGTTGGAATGATACATCCATAAAATTTGATAAGGGCGATTGGATGTGGTGCCCTCGTAATAAAAACTTCGAGTGTTCTAAACAAATAAGTGCGAGCGATGTTATAGATATTATAAATAAAATAGTATAGTCGTCATATATATAACATATGGATCTACGTCAGTTCATGCCTCAACAGAATATAGTTCTAGCCATAGCTGAAAAGATGGCTGGAAAGCATCCTGTTGTAAAAGGTGCGTGCGAAATTATAGCAAAAGATCTAACCAACCAGTTAAAACAACGAGGAGTAAACGCCAAACACGTTGTTGGAAACTTTATACTAGATAAGCCAGACGCTGAAAAGTATATGGACTGTGATTGTTGGGATGGTCAGGATGAATATGAAGTAAATCACGATTGGGTTGAAGTAGAAGGTAAGATACTTGATGTATCAGCAAAGCAATTTAGAAAAAGCGTTGACGCAAAAATACCAGATATTGTGTATATCGGATACTCTGACCCATTGCATAGCAGATACAAATTCTTAAATTACTATGGCGACAACTAAAAATCTAAAAGACGTAATTAAAGAAGAATACGTCAAATGCGCCAAGGATCCGATATACTTTATGAAAAAGTATGTCAAGATTCAGCACCCTACACGTGGTACACTACCTTTTATCACATATCCATTCCAAGACAAAGCATTGGAAGACTTTGTCACGCATAATCAGAATATCATTCTTAAGAGCCGCCAGATGGGTATTACAACTCTTGTATCCGGTTATGCCATATGGCTGATGACATTTCATACAGACAAGCAGATACTGTGTTTGAGCATCACACAAGAAACGTCCAAGGCCATTGTTACTAAAGTTAGGTTTGCCAATGATAACTTACCAAGCTGGCTTAAAGTTCCTGCTGTTGAAGACAATAGACTGTCGCTAAAACTTAAAAATGGATCTGAAATCAAGGCGGCGTCAAGTGCCGGTACATCCGGTCGTTCTAGCGCACTTTCGTTGCTGGTGGTTGACGAAGCTGCGTTCATTGACAACATCGAAGAAATCTGGCTGTCATCTCAATATACATTGTCCACGGGCGGCAAGGCGATTATCCTATCCACTCCAAATGGTGTAGGCAACTGGTTTCATAAGATGTGGACAGAAAGTGAAGCAGGACTGAATGATATGAATCGTATCAGTCTGCCTTGGCATTTGCATCCCGAACGTGATCAAAAGTGGCGCGATGAACAAACTAAATTATCCGGCGAAAGAGGTGCCGCACAAGAATGTGATTGCGAATTCAGCACATCTGGTAATACCGTTATAGACATTCCTATTCTTGAATGGTATAGCAAAACTCACGTAACAGAGCCTATTGAAAAGCGTGGCATAGACAAAGGCTATTGGATATTCAAATATCCGGAAGCAGGCAAATCATATATGGTATCTGCCGACGTTGCTCGTGGAGACGCATCCGACTATAGTGCTGCTCAAATACTTGAAATAGAAAGTATGGAGCAAGTTGCTGAATATAGAGGCAAGCTGCCGACTAAAGAATATGCAAGAGCACTTATGACGATGGCAACAGAATATAACAACGCACTGCTTGTTATAGAAAATGCCAATGTTGGTTGGGCAGTTATACAAGAAGTATTAGACAGCAATTATCCAAATCTTTTCTATAGTTCCGCTGATCTACAATATGTTGACGTTGAGACGCAGATGACCAACAAGATCAACACACTTGAAAAAAAGATGACACCTGGTTTTACAACATCAAACAAGTCCAGGCCGCTGATCATATCAAAACTAGAAAGTTATTTTAGAAATAAAGAGGTTATAGTTCACAGTAAGCGGTTGGTAGAGGAACTACAGGTGTTTATATGGAAAACGGGCGCGGTATCGTCTAAAGCAGAAGCAATGGACGGTTATAACGATGACCTTGTTATGTCTATCGGAATAGGATTGTGGGTTAGAGATGTTGCATTGCGTTTAAGAAAAGAGCAAGATGGCGTTATGAGAACAATAGTTGATAGAATAGGCACCACAACTGCACAACAAGCTTATGATAATATGAAGTTATTAAGCCAAGGCAAAGGAGTTAATCCATTTGGTGTGTATAATAATCCTTGGCAGATGAAAATTGGCGGACCTGGTATGCACGACGGAAAGACAGAAGATCTGACTTGGTTACTGCGTTAATATATTTTTATAAAAATACCGCAGGTATATATTTATACTATAGGCGCTCATATATATACACACTATGGCTGAAACAAAAGACTTATTTAGTAGACTGAAGAAGATGTTTTCTACGGACGTAATTGTTCGTAATGTGGGCGGCAAAAATTTAAAGATTGTAGACACAGATGAAATACAATACGCGACAGATAGAAACAGCTTGCGTGATCGTTTTAATCGTTTAAGAAGTTCTACATACAATCTACACAACCGTGATATGTCGATGGCATATCAGGCAAGTAGATTAGAGTTGTTTAGAGACTATGATGTTATGGATATGGATCCTATCATCGCTTCTGCATTGGACATTTATAGTGATGAATGCCTTGTACCAAGTGAGTTTGGTAAGGTTCTTACCATACGATCAAAAAACGAAAACATCAAAAAGATACTTGAGAACCTTTTTTATGACATCTTGAACGTCGAGTTTAATATGTGGAGTTGGACTCGCAATATGTGCAAATATGGCGATTTCTTTCTACGTTTGGAAGTATCTCCGGAGTATGGTGTATTTCTTGTTCATCCTATCAGCCCATATGAAATCACTCGTATTGAAGGCAGCGATCCAAAGAACTTGAACTATGTCAAGTATCAGCACGATGGTATGGGTGGTGGTATGGAATATGAAAATTTTGAAATTGCACATTTTAGATTGTTGAGCGATAGTAACTTTTTACCATATGGCAAGTCAATGATCGAGCCTGCTCGCCGTGTATGGAAGCAATTGAGTTTGATGGAAGATGCTATGTTGATCCATCGTATCATGCGTGCGCCTGAAAAGAGAATATTCTCAATTGATGTTGGAAACATTCCTCCTGCTGATATCGACGCCGCAATGCAAAAAATTATCAGCCAAGTAAAGAAAGTACCATATATCGACGAACGCACAGGTGATTATAATCTTCGTTTCAACCTGAATAATATGGTTGAAGACTTTTATCTGCCAGTACGTGGTGGAGATAGTGGAACCAAGATTGATACATTACCAGGTATGGATTTTACAGGAATTGAAGATCTTGAATATATCCGCAATAAGATGATGGCTGCACTCAAGATTCCAAAGGCATTTCTTGGATATGAAGAAGGATTGAGTGGCAAAGCAACACTTGCCGCCGAAGATGTAAGATTCGCTCGCACAATTGGTCGTATACAGCGCATCATCGTATCAGAACTTACAAAGATTGCCATAGTACATTTGTATGTACAAGGCTATCAGGACGCATCCCTTGTTGATTTTGAATTGGAACTAAGCAATCCAAGTACAATTTTTGAACAAGAAAAGCTGGAAATATGGTCAAACAAGGTCAGCCTCGCTTCAGATATGATCGAAGCAAAGATGTTCAGCAAGAAATGGATGTATAACCAGATATTCAATATGTCTGAGGATGAAGTTGAAGAATTAAATCGCGAAGTTATAGCCGATCAAAAGGAAGCTTGGCGTATGGAGCAAATAACTTCCGAAGGTAATGATCCCGCTGCCAGCAATCAAAAATCAGAGGGCGGAGCAGCTAGCGACCTTGCGGGTGGCGAAACTGGTGGTGGAGAAGCTGGTGGAGAAGCAGGCGCTGAAACGGGTGGATTGCCTCCGCTTGAAGAAGAAACAAGAAAAGAACGTGAACGTGGTGAACGGGACCAAACTGGAAACAAGGAAAAATATACATCTACTCACGATAAAATTTTCGGAGAAGATCCGCTTGGCAACAAGGAAAACAAAGAAAAATCTAAGTCAGATAGAACAACCCGTCATATATACAGAAATGGCGCACTATCGATGGATGAAGATCTCAAGAG